CTCTCCGTAAGACTATCGAGACCCAGTGACAGTACAGAGGTTTAAAGCTCTGTTCGTGTCCGAGTCAAGAAGTCTCCATCCCATTTTCACCCGTTTCCGGGCACCCTTGGGAAAGGGTACTCGCTCGTTTCTGACGTGCCAGGCATAAAGCCCGGCAGCATCAGTCAGCTCTGTGCGCTTACCTGTTTGAGTTACGGCAGGTAAACAGATCTCCCAACGTTGTAAGTTACGATTCCATCGTACCTTCATTAAAGGTTGCGATCGAAAGTAACGAATAAGTTGGTCAACGATCTCCTCGTGCATGGCCGGCATACAGGGCTCATCACCCTCATTGCTCGACCATAGATCTTTCTCATGATCTAACCATTGCACAAAGGCACGGTGGTTTGTGATCTCGGCGGATTTAAACTTCACAGTTTTAATCCGTCTCCCCATGAACACCCATTCCCCGCATGACTCCCTTACGGGAGAAAACACGCAGGTTTTGGTGTGATTCACAAGGAGCCCAGAGGCAGTTAGCGCCTGCGACACGCCATCAGCGGCCCATAAAGGCACAATGATGTCGTCCCCAAAGACTAGCACATCAAGATTTAAGTGCTTTTTCATGCGTAGGGGGTAAGAATCCCTAAGCGCGATCATTGATCCTAGGGCGATTGCCCAAAAGATCAAAGTCTCTAGAGGAAAACACGTCGCATTCCCCATAGTGGCCAAGCAACCCGACTTGACTAAGCCGGTTGGAGTAATGATCTCCCTTGACCTAAAACGGGTGACTAACTTGAAGACCCATCGCGGCAAAAGGTACCGAGCTAATACGAGACTAATCGTATCGCTCGCATCCTTCAAATCAATCGTCGCGTAGCGGTAGTCATAACACGCTTGGCGAGATCTAGTCGTGTCGAGGAAGTTGATGGATCTTCGTGAGAGAGCGCACCGGTTTGTCAACCTATAGAGGATATCCATTAGCCCTTGCTGGGCAAACTGGTTCTCTTTAGGTTCAATGCAGATAACCCGAGGGCCTCGAAAGTCCTTGGGTACCAAGCATAACCGAGCTGGCGGTTGCCTCTCGATCGCCTCGCTTTTACATGCGAGACTTTCTGACCAAGCGAAAAGCTTGGGCGGCAACCCGGGCCACAATTGAAAGGCCCACTTCTCTCCTCCCACTTCTCCTCCCGCTACTGCACCGGGACCTTGACGGCCCCAAGGGTTCTCGATGAAATCAATTAACTCATCGAGTTCCTCAGATGCAGTTGTGAACACAACGCGGAGTAATCGACGGGCTTGGACGATTGCATCAGAACAACTCAACAGGAATTTCCTGTCAAAGAAGTCCTTTTGCATTCGTTTGACAAAACCGTCGAGAGCCTTTTCATCCTTAGCGGTTAATCTCGCTTTAGGATTGAGGGGTTCACCCTCAGAGGCAATATCCTCCATCGACTGTGTCACTTCCACTTTGCTCCAGCCCAGACATATCTGTTTAAGATATGTTAGCGCTTTACAGCGCCTGGCGACAATCTCATCGGAGTAGTCGGAAATATACCGACCGCCCTTTCCGAGATCTCGCTTCCACTGGGCAAGTGGCTCTCCATTGTCCTCAAACAGCTCTCGGAAGAGACTGTTCAAAAACAAAGGAAGCCGAGTACCCTTGCGACACCTCCACCCTGAAGGAGTGATGAACTCCTCCATGGTTACCAAACTTGTCTCGATAGCCTTACCCATTAAAGGTAAGGTCTCGTAGAGGAATGGTAACCCTTCTTCAGCTAGACGCTGAAGGAGGTAAGAGAAATCGCGAAGAAGGTACGCGTTCGGGAAGAGTTGCGAAACATCACAAAACAGAGCCCGAAGAATGCAGGACTGAGCCCGGTATTTAATCGCTGAAGGTGAGTTTTCCCAACACACCCAAAGCTTTGATACCAGACCAGAAGGCGTTATGGTCCCGTCTGGTTCTCTTTCGAGTTCCATACGTTTCCTCCCTTATCTGGTTGCGCAAGTGCCTGTACCACAAGTGGTAACAAACTCTTGCAATTTGGGACCGGAGAAATTCCGGTCCCTACTGCAATCCGTTCCATAGCACTGTTGACTCGTCTGCTGTTTGTACTCAGCAAA